TATAATATATTTATATTATTTTAATATAAGTAACCCACAGTAACCGAGATGTAACCGTACTAATTCGTGTAAACCATTGATTTTACAGGTAGGTAACCGAGTAACCGAGTAACCCTGACTTTCTCATATAGGGAAACTTTTATACTCAATATGTGCATATAAATACTCAAATATATATATACAGAATCAAAGGTTACCTAGGTTACCCGGTTACCTTTTGAACGAATTGTTTGTTAATCAAACACAATATCGTCTGTAATCTCAAAATCATCATTACAATTCACAAATCCTTTCGGAATTTCATCTACAATTTTTAAGAACACACATTTGGTGACAATTCCGTCAAGTTTTTTTGCTTTAGTCGGATATCCTCTGCTGTCGGTTTCCACAAGCCCTTTCTTGACAGCCCATGACAAAAATGCTTTTCTGGAGAATCTTCCGATTTTGCATAAATCATCAAACGCTGCGCTATAGATTATTGCCGTTGACGTTTTTTCTACCGGATCATTGTCAATAATTCCCCATCTTTCTGTTTTTATATCTGGGTTATCATCGAATTTAATTCCGTTCATGGCAATCTTATCAAGCACGAACCAGTAAGCGCGCTCGTTTTCAGATACCATTTCTTTCTCTGTCAGAAGATTCTTAGCCGTCTCAATGTCAATGTACTGGCCATCATGGAACAGCTGATCTGTTGCGATTTTATCTGCTGTCAGGATAATGCTCATTGATATGCTTTGCTTCTGCATCTTGTCATCATCCTGTATAAGGCTCTGAAAATGCTTCTGTATGGCTTTTATATCGTCAATGGACATTTCCTTAACTACGTTCACAAAATCAATTCCTGCGTACCCGTAGTTCTTTTTAAGGGTATCTGCGGTAAGCTGCGGGTCGTCAAATATCTTTTCAGAGCACTCAACCTCAATAATTCGGTTAATCGCTCCGCCCTGACTGACATACCCGGCCAGTGGACGTTCACCATTGGTCAGAATGCAGTTCTGCCAGCGGTTCTCCCGATTAACTCCTAGTTCCTTATTGGAACGGCTCTTTCCTTTTCCAGAACACAGGTCATATACAATTCCTTCGAAATTATCCCGGATTTTAGCCGACACCTTTGAAGTATCGTCCAGAATCAGCGGTAAGTTGTTGAGCATATCGGATTTTGCTTCCAGGGCCACATCGGTTGTTTTAAAATCTCCTATGTATCTGGATTCGCCAGGGTTCGCCCAGACAGAAGCTCCTAGCATAAGTGTTACAGTCTTACCACCCTCGGTTTCGCCCCATAAATCCACAAAGAACGGAAGAGCACCGACCAGTTTAATTAGAATGCTTGCAAAACTTGCAGCCAACATGATTTTTGGTTCGATTCTTCTAGTAGCACGAACCTTTTTTACATGTTCATACCACTCTACTCTGCTGCCACCTACGCTGATACTTTCGTATAACTGCCGAAATCTCATATCGCCATCAAATACGATATCCTTGTCGTAAGGCAGGAAATAATCTCGAATCCACCCGATTTTGCTAGAAGAATATTGGATGTTGATATAATCATCATTGGCATTTTCTACGTCTGACAGATACCGGACAAGGAACTTCGCATTCTCAGAAGTCACTGAAATACCAAGCGCAGACAAGCCCACAATTTTACTGGCTGATGCAACCATAGTTTTTGGCACAATAACATCGGACCATTTATTATTCCTCTTATAGATTAACTTTATCTGTTCTTCCCCAGTCTCCAGATTCTTCATTCGTTCAATCGGAAGAATAGGATGATAACAGGCTATAATGTCCGGTGATCCTGGATTCGTATTTGATATTCTGATTCCGTCATCATCTGCTATCCAGTTAAGACATTTCATTCTGTCATATTCACAATCGGAGAAATTAGTCCACTGGTCCAGCATCGAAACAGCCTTGCTACTTTTTTCTTTTTCAATCATCTGCTTCTGCACTTTCGTATAAGCCTTCAGCAAATCTTCAAATTTTTTCTTTACGCCAAGCTCCTTGGCTCTGTCCAGAAGAGTCAGCGTAAGACGCGCCTTGTATATCTCGTCTTCCTGGCTGAATATCTCATCAAACACTTCTTCGTCCAGAATAGAATCCTTCGTGAGCTTGTTTATCATTTCCACTTTTAATCACCTTCTTCCAGTCCTGTTATGAATCCATGATGATATAGCGCAAGTTGCAACCTGTTCCATGCTTCACACCATCCGTCAGACAGTGGTTTCACCCTGTCAAGGATAGTCCGGTAGAAATCTATATCAGACAAGCATTCTTGCAACTCGGCCTTTTTTTTATGTTCTTCCTTCTGCCGCATTTCCATCTGTTTCTGATGGTGATATATTGCCATTCTGGAAGAGAAGTTCGGTTTCTGGTAAGTTCCCCCAAGTACGACAAAAGCTGTCTTAAAATCGCAATTATCCATATTCTGAACGAAAGTAAAAATATCTCCTGACGCGCCACATCCGAAGCAATAGTAGCTGTCTTTGTAAATTTTCAATGAGGCAGTACGGTCATCGGGGTGAAATGGGCAACTGATAAAGCCAGCTCTGTTCGGAATCATTCCGTATCTGGCAAGAATATCTCTCATACTGTTCTGTTGCTTAATTGTTTCTTTGTCCATCCGACAGAATCTCCATTATTCGTTTTCCAGTATTTTTCTTGTCACAAAATAGGAACTCAACGCCATATTTTCTCTGCATTGTGCATAGAATTTTGTACAGCGTATCGCCGTGCATAACTTTCTGTTCTTGTTCGATCCAAACACCATTTTTCTTAACCCGCTTCTTCGCCCTGGGATTCTCCCACCAGAGAACATCGTCCAGCTTTTCGATTCCTTTCCCGTGTTCGCATAAGAAGACAAGTTTTATTCCTGCTTCATTCGCCCGGATAATTTCAGATCGGAATCTTTCATGCTGCTGGCATACATTTCCGCATAACTCTGCAAGGTTCTGTTTTCTATCAACTACTAAACGTGGGTTATCATAATTCATGTAATCACCCACATACAGCTTTGACACGAACCATTTTTCTCCTGCCTCGTCAAATGCCTTTTTAATACCATCGATAACTTTCTGATGTTCTCTACTGTCAATTTGTATCATGCAAACGGCATCTCCTCATCAATTCCATCTGGAATACTCATAAATCCGTCCGGGTCGGCTTCTGGATTCGGTGTAGGTGAGGCTGTCTGTGCCTGTGAAGAACCTTTACTTTCGCCGAATTCGATTTCCTCTACAACGATATCTGTTGTATATACCTTCACGCCGTCTTTATTCGTATAGGATCCTGTCTGGATTCTTCCAGATAAATCTGCTTTCATGCCTTTGGTGAAATACTTTTCGATAAATTCCGCAGACCTTCCGAACGCAACACAATTAAGGAAGTCCGCTTTCTGATCAGAACCCTCTTTTACAAATCTTCTATTGACTGCAATGGAAAATCTTGCGATTGATGTTCCATCATTTGTATATCTGACTTCTGGATCTCTTGTAAATCGTCCTGTAAGAATAACTTTGTTCATTTTTTATTCCTTTCCACTATACTGTTTATCGTACTCAATCAACATTTTGAGACATTTTTGCCCTTTTTCTTTTGTGAGTCCTTTCACATCGTCTACCTTGAAACGAGTTTTAATCTGTTCAAACAAGTTAGAACTCGGATATTTTTCAATGATGTTCTGGATGCTCATTACATTTTCTGAAGTAATCATCTCAACAGGTTCTTTTGATTCTGGCTTTTTAGCTGCTGTTTTTCCACTGCTACCTGTATTAGTAGAATCACTGTCTTTGTTGTCATCAATGCAGAACAAACCATTCAGTGCATACTTTCTTGCATAAGATGACGCTGCGCCTGTAACCTGGGAAGAATCCATACCTTTTTTTGACTCTTCTTCCCTTGCATAAGCAACGGTTGTAATCTCGCCGGTATCTTCACAGTCGTTCAGATGAGCTTCTGCCCTGACGTATATTCTATCACCGACAACTTCCATCCGATCTGTGACGCTTAACACAGTCTTTGTTTCTGCCAGAAGCGGTTTTACAGCCTCCAGAATATCCTCACAGCTCCTGTATTTGTATTTCCCGAAGAAATTGTACTGTCCTTTAGGGGCTTTCAACTTTGACTGAATAATACCTAACTTCTCATATATATTCACTTCTATTCCTCCTTGTCATAAACCACATGCTTGCTGCCCTCAATAATCAGCAAACTTGCAATATCTTTCATTGATAAGGTTGATTCGTTATAGATTTCAACCAGTGCATTGTAAGCGGCTGTTGATACTTTCACGACCGGGTTATCCTTATCAGTTGCAGGCTGTTTCTTTCTCGCCGGAATACGGATTTCAAATTCACTCATGAGCATCCCCTCTCTTTGACCAGTTTTGAAACGACATATATTAAATCACTTATCAGTTCATTTTTATCCTCGTCGTTCATAGATTCCGTAACTTCTTTAATACCGTTACGATCTCGAATAAATACCTTAGATTCATAATCTTCACATGCCACCATAAATCTGCTTGCTTCAAGAGTTATCATAAACTTCCCTCCTTATATGTTTTCTGAGCCGCTAAAAGCCCATTTAAAGCCTGTATATAGTTCGCCAGTGTTCTTGCCTTATACTGCTCTTCAATTGGATTGTCAGGCACTGTAGCAAGCTGTATGTCGATTAATCTCAACACTTCCTGAATGCGTTCATCCATACTTACACCGCCTTAAAAAAGCAATACAGGTTATCTGATGCATCTCCGAACTTCTCTCCGTCGATATCTTCGGCTTTGTGGTATTCCACATGGTCAAGAGACATATCGCAGTTCTCATAATCCAATACGTGATCCCCTCTGGACTGAAGCTCTCTGAGCAGTTCATTAATACATCCTGCTATCTCCAGACTGGGAAGAAGTTTCATAATTGCTATCTGTTTACTCATTTGGACACTTCCCATCTATCAGAAGTTCCAGCAAGAATGCTTTGATTTTATTAAGCTTTTCACGGCTTTCTTTCTCGTAAAATGGATTAAAAGATACGTTTTGGTACAAATCCCATTTAAATTTGTCTTTGGGAAGGCAAGCATCTTCCTTCCTTTTGAGTCCAAATACGCTCATACCATAAATTGAATAGTTGAATGTGGCACTTGCTGTCGGAACTTCATTCGCAACTCTTTTACAGAGTCCATAAATTTCGTCAATTTCTTTCTCGAACATTTCTTTATCCTCCTTATTCCTTACTGCCAGTCTGCTTTCATCTGGCGAACCGCCCATGCTGCCGAGATGCCAAAAAAGATGTTCAGCCAAATAGGTATGTCCACATATTTCCCGGCAAGCATACAAACAGCAATCAGCGCATACTCTTTCATTTCATTTCTCCCATAATCCACGCCAGATTGCTTGCTACCAGTGCGGCTGCGGTCACAATCCATGCAGTGAACCATTTTCTTGCTTTTTTTCTACTTTCTTCGACAATTTCTGTCGCAAGAATGAACTCAAGTTCGTCCCATGTCGGAACATTTTCACATTTATTTGTGCTATTTCTGCTCATATCGTGCTAATTTCTCCTTTTTTGGTATTTACAATTAGCAGATACGAAGTTATAATTAACCTGTACCTACTAAGTGTGGTTTAGTAAGTGCAACGCTCCGGGGCGGAGGTATCAGCTCCCTCCGGGGCACTATCACTTTAATGCTTCTTTCCCTCTCCAGACATATCCTGTTTCTTCCCAAAGTTTCCTTGGAGAGATAACAAATTCTATTCTGCCAGAACCTTTTCTGTCGTGAATCACTTTGTTCCCACGATACGCCGTGCCGATAGGCAGCCATCCATAGATGATTCCTGCTCTGACAGATGGTGTAGGAATGCCTGTCATTTTGCTCACGTCTGATACTGTCAGGCGCTCGTTTGAGAACTCCGGCATCTGTGGGATACCAGATATGATTCTTGCCACTTCTGCGGCAAACTGATGAACCTGTGCATTCTGTTCTACGTAATTATCAACTGCACTCATATAAACCTCTTTTCTAACTGATACTCATTTGAGCATTACAGTCACGTATCATCATTACTGTATTAGTGCATGGATGCCAATTTCTGACATATTCCATAGATTCTTCAAATCTCAGCTTAGGGATGTTATTACGGGCATTTACTGCGAAGTAAGTCTTTATATCCCTGTTGCATTCAGCAAATACTTTCTTGCCAATTTCCTTGTAAGCATTTGACTCTTTCCCACCAAGGTGAGCGATTACGACACTTGACACTAAGTCTCTAATAGATTCCTGCTGTGCGTAGTCAATAGTCATGGTATTTTCAAGTCTGTTAAGCCGCTCTTCGTGATCTAAGAATCCTGTCGCAATAACCTGTATCTGTTCAACTGTCGTCAGTGGCTTCTGGTATGAGCCTGTCTTTCTGATTGTCGGAAGAACTTCATCCATAACCCATGATTCGAATTTCTCTGCCGATGGAAGTTTCGATTTCATAATCAATCGGTACAAATCTCCCTCATTTATGTATGACATTGACTGAATACCACTAGATGTAGGGGTGTCGCGTTTCACGACTCCCTTGCAATGCCTTGATACGGCATCTCTGGGATTGTTATATCCAAGAGCTTTGGCAACATCAGTGCCAACAAAGTACGGTTTACCGTCAATTTCTGCTGTTCGGATGTCCCCGAACTCTTCTGAATTAAAAATCTGTAATTCGTTCATGTTTCTCCTTTCTAATTTGAATTAACTACTTCTTTCTTATCTGATTTTTTCTCCAGATTATTCTCGGAAAAGCTTTCCGTCTTACCGAGAATATATCCTTTGTCAAATTCTGACATATTAGGAATCGCTTCTTTCAGCTTTTCAACGATTCTTTTTTCTTTTTCTGACATATACGCACCTCTTTTCTTGTGATATACTCTCCTGTAAAGGAGGTGTTCATTTGATAACAAGATATCAATATAAAATATTGAAAAAAGCTTTAAGAAATTGTGGATTTACTCCTAGTAATCAGCGTGAAGCAGATGCTTGCAGATACCTTTTCAGTAAAAAGTGCTTTATGCGTTCAAGGTCGCAAGACCACGCATATGAAATCACACAAGCGGGTGAAGTCGCCATGAAAGCATATTTTCAAGATATATCCAGATTTTGGATAACAACTATTCTGTCAATCATTGCGCTGATTACCAGTCTTTTCTCAATTTCTATACAAGCAGAGCCACTATTGCAATTATTAGAGAAACTATTGCAATAACTCCCAATACATGTGTATCGGTAGACAATGAATCTACATAATGTGAATACATTTGCAAAGTTTCTTTCACTGTAAATTCAACGTCTACCTGTTCACATGGTTCTTTCTCAAAGATACAGTCCATATCTACTGCCCCGCCAAACGGAATAGGCTCATCTGGAGGAACAATCCTTCTTTCTGGCATCTTTAAATCACCTTTTTCACCTGTCAGAACTGCTTTCTTGATTTTGTTTGTCTGGTCTTGCAAATCCCAGATACGATTCCACAGGTCAGAAATTGTTTTGTCGATTTCTTTTTTCTTGCGCTTCACTGTTTTTTTTACCTCCTTTGTTGTACTTTGTACACTCTTAATATAATACTATGTACAACTTTTGTCAAGCACTATTTTTGTACATTGTACAATTTTTAATATTTACTTTTTTAATTATGTGGTGTATAATCTTATTTGAAAGGAGGTGTACGAATTGAAAAACAGAATAAAGCAAATAAGAAATTCTAATCCTAATTGGAAGAGTCAAGATTTATTTGCAAGCTTTTTGGGAATACCAAAGGCAAATTTATCCAGTTATGAAACCGGAAGAAGAACTCCTACAGACGCAGTAATTCAATTAATCTGTGAGAAATGTTCTGTAAACGAAGAATGGCTAAGAAATGGAACTGGAGAAATGTTTCAGCCAGAGAACAAAAATGATGAAATTTCTAAGCTGTTCGGAAATGTTCTAAAGTCTAGTGACGATGATTTTAAATACCGTCTCATCAATGCTCTAGCAAAGCTGGATGATTCTGGATGGGATAACTTAGAAAAGCTCCTAGACACGATTTACGAAAAGAAATGAGAAAATAGCCAAGGGCAATGCGCAAACCCTTGGCTTTTCTTTTTAACCGATTAATGTTTTTATGAAAATGTATATCGACCTCAGCCAACATCTGTTTTCTATTTTTTCTATCATTTCAATAATCTCTTTCTTATAATCCATAAATAACCCTCCCTGTCACAACTACCACCTACACTACAGTATATGTCCGGCTGTGGGAAATAGAACCGAACATTCGTTCTCTTTTGCTATTATACCACCTATTCCGACTCTTGGCAACTGCCAATGATATACATGAACTCTCACTATTTTATAGAAAAAAACATTTCTTTTTCATCTAAATCACTCTATTTCATTCTAAATCTTTACAATATGCTCTTAAAATGATAGAATAAAAATACCACGAATAACCGTACTTTACATAATATTGCAAAATCAGCGGTACAAAATACATAATCCGCATGAAAAGTGCGAAGCGTGGCGAATAAAATTACATAGAGGAAAAAAACTAATGGCTAATAACAATAATCTTCCATGGTATTTAAGGGGATTCTGGATTTTTGCGTTAGGAATGTTTACTGGCGGCATTTACTGGATTATCGGAATCGCTATCAGAATCAGCAAAGCGTCCAGAAAACGTGATTATATTTCGCATTATCCGTCTGATTTACATTTTGACTCTGGCAAGATTCCTAAAATAAAGAAGCCAAAATCTGCGCTAACTTTTTTCGGAATAATTGTCAGCGTATTGTGGACTCTTCTTGTTATTTGGATGCATTCCAGTACTCGCGCTGAAGATGATGGACTCTTTTGGGGAGTTATGCTGGTATTGTTTTGGATTGCTCTTTTTATTATAAAAGGACTCATCTACGGAACAAAAAAACTTATAAATAAAATCTTTATGAAAGACAGTAATGGTAATTCTACTGTTGAGGAAACGGTATTTACTCCACCAGCACAGGACGAATACGTTCCAGAACCGATTACACCTGAGTCATTCCCGGAACCAGCTCCAGTTCCAGAACCTGAAGTCCCACAACTTCCAGTATATGACACAATGGAGGGACACGATTTCGAATACTATTGTGCTGATCTACTTCGTAATGATGGCTTTTATAATGTAGAAGTCACACAGGGAAGTGGCGATCAAGGGATTGATATACTGGCAGAGAAAGCCGGAATCCGATATGGGATACAGTGCAAATGCTATTCGAATAATATTGGAAACAAAGCAGTGCAGGAGGCATTTGCCGGAAAGACGTTCTACCATTGCCATGTTGCAGCAGTTCTGACAAATAGGTATTTTACCCGTTCTGCGAAACAACTGGCAGAAAAAGACCAAGTACTTCTCTGGGATAGAGACGAACTTGAAAGACTCGTAGAAAACGCTGAAAGCTAAATAAAAACCACCCCGGCATTGGCGTACCGAGGTGGCGTTTATACATCTCCGAAGAAATGTAATATTCTGGCAAAACATATTGTATCATCTTCGGAGCAGTCGGACAAGTCAGAAAGTTTGTTCGGCTGTTATTTTTATACCTAAATACAGCTACAGAAAGAGGGAATAAAAATGGCGAAGAAAAGAAAGAAATACCCGAAGCTCCCTAACAGTTTCGGAACAATACGGCACCTGGGCGGCAACCGCAGGAATCCATTTGCGGTCCATCCTCCGGCAGTACTGGATAAAAAGACCGGAAAGCCCGTCCGACCGCCTGCAATCTGCTATGTAGACGACTGGATTAAAGGATTTACTGTACTGACCGCATACAAGGCAGGAACATATCAGCCAGGGATGGAACGAGACCTTGAGATATCACCTACAACGGACGTAGATACCCTTGTTACTCGTTTGATTGCTGACTACAATACAATCAAGGGTGTCGAGGATAAACACCCGGAAATCAAGAAATTGACGTTTTCAGAGGTATATAAGAAGTTTTACGCATGGAAGTTTCCAGAGGGTTCAAAACTTTCTTATAGTTCAAAGATAGCTTACCAGACCGCTTACTCGAACTGCACGACTCTGTACAATCGTATCTTTGAGGATTTAAAAGCGCCTGATCTGCAAAAGGTAATTGATGACTGCCCGTTAAAACGTCAGAGCCTTATGGCAATTCTTACGCTGTTCAAGCAGATGTATAAATATGCTGTTTACTCAGAAATTGTAACAGAAAACAAGGCTTTGTATGTAAAAGTCAACGCGGATGACGACACTGAACATGGAACACCATTTTCTGACAATGAGTTAAAAATTCTCTGGAAGAATTCTGCTGATCCGGAAGTGCAGCTTATATTAATCATGTGTTATTCTGGCTGGAGAATCGGTGAAGTGCTTAAATTGACAACTAACTTGGAAGAGAGATACTTCCAGGGCGGTATCAAGACTAAGGCAGGAAAGGACCGCGTAGTACCAATTCATTCGGCGGTATACGAATTTGCTAAGCAAAAGGTTCTTACTCAAGGTGGGAAGCTCTGTGTATATACTCAGCAGCACCACCGCAACGCCCTGTTCTATCCTACACTCGAACGTCTTGGAATTGTTGGCAATCCGAAACACACGCCACACGACTGCCGGCATACTTTTTCCATGTTATGTGAAAAATACGGCGTCCGGGAGAACGACCGGAAGCGAATGCTCGGCCACTCTTTTGGTGGAGATGTTACAAACGCGGTATATGGACACAGGACACTAGAAGAACTCCGAACAGAGATTGAAAAGATAAAAGTCCCATTTGTGACTAACTGTGACTAACGGAATCTTATTTTATCAATTTTATTCATCACAATTCAGAACATAAAAACGCGTGAAACCCTTGTAAAATCAACATTCTCAGCGATTTTGCAAGGAATTCACTCATTTCATTTTCATTATTCTAATTGTATTCAATCAGGATATTAATTAGAACTATACAAATGTCAGAAAGTCCTTTAAATACAGTACTTTAGAGGATATTTAATTAGGAAATGATTTTTTTATTTGTGACTAACGTGTGTCCAACGAACTAATAGGATTTACAAAACGAAATGATACAATATGTTATAAGAAACATGATTCCCGGGGTGCTATCCCCGGGAGTTTTTACATTTTTTAAAGCTTCCTGCAGGTACATATTCTTGCACAAATCCTTCAGACGGGTGTCCAAGTCGGACAAGATAATATTTCTTTCCGGCAGAATCCTTAATGGTTGCTCCTTTAATTACGTCTACCAGGGTGCTTTTCTTGATTTTTGGCCAGAGTGTAGATTTTGTCTTTCCGGCATCCACAAACGTTTGGGTATCTTTACTCATTCTGGCTACGTAAGCAACTGTTTCGGTGTTTGTAGCAGAGTTAGAAGAATTCTGTTCTGTGTAGAATCTTCTTGCCTGGTAAAACTTAGCGCTGTGGGTATATGTGAGTCCATTTTTATAAGAAGGCGTTCCTGATCCATGCCCAAACAGCATAGGAATTCCATTTTTCCAGCCAACGAATCCCTCCACATGCCTTGCCTCGCCAGTTCCAAAATATATCAAATCGCCTACCTGGAGTTTTTTGTAGTCGGCTTCTGTCAGATGGTCTTTTCCACCGTAATAAGCTACCTGAGTGCCTTTTTCCACCTGTTCCCCTGTCCAAGTTCCGATCTGAATACCATAGGCCTTTTCAAATGATTTCCACCAAAGAGAACTACAATCTGAATAGCCGTTAAATACCTGGCTTCTGAGATCAGATTGTGTGTACTGATTCATCCCTTCTCTTGACTCAGCAAGCTCTACCGCTTTGAATGCTCCTTTTGACACTGTCTCATCTCCTTCATTGTCATCTATATTATCATATTGTGTGAGGTTATTTTGATTGATAATTAACATTACCTGCTGCACATAATCTGGATCCGTTGCGTAGCCTCCATCCCAAATCGCCTGGATACAGGTTTCTGGGCTGGATTGATTACATGCAAAGGCATATCTTTCCAGACTGGTGATCAAATCGAAATAGTCTGATACGGATTCTTCCAGACTATCATAAGCCCGGAATAGGTCTGTGATTGTCGTAAATGTATGACCGTCATAACATTCTTTCGTTTTTGAGCTGTAGACTTTTCCGTTCCAATTCGTTCCGGCTTTGATTCCAAAATAAGCATTTGCTTTTACCATCATGTCCGATGTACCCCATCCTGTTTCTAGTGCCGCCTGAGCAATGCAGACAGATGGAAGAATCCATTTTCGACCAGATGATTTTCGGTTGCGGTATTCGTTCATAGCGTATCTGGACAATGTAGTGATAAAATTTTTAACTTGTGCTGATGACATATTTTTCTCCTGATTTTATTTCTGCGTATGTATTTGTAACACAATTATATCATTTTGAAAATCAATGTCTCTCTACCAATTTAAGGCCCTCTTTAGTTAAGCAACCATATACGACTTAATATTGTTAATAGTGGCTTGACTAATTCCGATGCTCAAAAGATAACTAATAATCTTATCATTAAATGTTGCCCCATTGAAAGTTTTAATATAACTTACCATAGATACATATTGAGCAAACTTCCTAGACGTATTCGGATTATCAGCCTTATAACTTGCATACGCAAATTCTGTAAGTTCATAATCTTTTGCTATATCGGATTCGCTCACACCTAAAACACCTAGAATCAAAAAAGCAAGTGTTCCAGTTCTATCTCTACCACCTTGGCAATGGAAATATATCGCATTACTTTTTGATAACTTTTCTTCAATTTTTTCAAAAATAGATTTTATTAATCCTTTTGTTATAGTGTCTTTCAAACCTGTATCATATGGTTGAATAGGATAACAATTATAATCAACAAGAGTACCGATAGGCGATTTTGTATTACCAACATCCGTTCTTAAATCAATGTCAGTTTTTATTCTTATTCTATCAAAAAGTTCTTTTTTACCTTCATGTGTTAATTCCACACCGACTCCGGTATCATCAAGTTCGCAACCTCTAAATAATAATCCGTATTTAATTTTACCATTTGGCGTAAGCCAACCACCTAAATCACGAACATTTTTTAATCCGTCAATTTTTAACATATGCACTTGTCCAATAGTGGTAAAACACCCTTCTTTAATTACAATTAAATTGTTGTCAAAATCAGTACCACAAACTTTATAGTAATATGTTGCATTTGGGATTAAATTATATACAGCAAAATCACTTATTCCACAAGGAATATCATATGATTTCACAGCAACTGTATCAGCAATAGGAATTAATTTGTTTGTAGAAATATATAATATTTGATTTTTTATATCTCTATTTAATTTCCATTTAACAACCATTGGAAAACCACAATCTTTTCTATAATAAACAGATGGTGCAGAATATGTACCAACTTGTGTTATTGTGTATTCTTGATTTGTGTAATCAACATCTTCAACAAAATCTCTGACCTGTGGATTATCAATGTTTATATCGGTTAATTCATTTCCAATATTATCCGTTGAACAATTTAACACATAATTATCCAAATAAGGTAATAGATTACCCTCGTTTAACTGCCATTTTTTTATATTAGGAATATCCGAGCCTTTTCCTGTGGAACGAAGTTGAAATCTTAGATGATTAGTGTTTTCAATAGTTGTAAATTTAAAAAATTTTGAAAAATTATTAATGGTGTTACTTGCATAACCTAAGAACCTCATATCTTTGTCATAAAAAATAACACTTAACTGTAACTCATAAGGGATAGATTCACTACCATTTGAAAAGGTGTATTGAGTATTCGGAAGAACATTAATAGTTTCATTTGTTGCCGAATAATTATCATTATTATCAAGAAACAGTTCACCGCCGTGAGAGCCTGTGAGAGGAATGAATGCTCGAGGTAAAAAATTAACATCAAAAATGTTGTAAGTTTTAACATACAAATCTTCCTTTAGCGAAGCAACATCATCTGTGTTTTTCTTAATCTGCTGCGCCTGCTCTTCTGTAGCTCCAGGTTGTACGGGGTTCTCTTTAAGATATTTATTTACTGCATTTTCTATCTCTTCTGGATTCAGTCCGCTAATACCTTTCTGACATAAATCGTATAAATATTTCTCTACCCGTGTAATTGGATCCGGGACATTTCCGGTATAACTCCCAGTTAATTTAGCAAGATATTTCTCTTTTCTTGTTATCGGATTATCTACCATAGTTACTCCTTTCTGAATGAACTTTACATTCTGAGACTGTCTATTTTAATTATATCACGTAGACGATTTATAGCTCTGTACCAATCAACTAATAGTACGGTCAGGGCTTGGATTTTGATGGTTTTTGGGAAAATAAGGACTTATTTCGGTTTTTATGGAAAATGCGCTCTTATTTATTATTTCCAAGTGCTAGGCAATGACGAATAAAAACCTAAACTTTTACAGTTATAATAGCAGTCATCTGTCTTTTTTTTTCCTAAATATGGATATTTTTCATAAAAATTGGGTGCTTGGCGCAAATTTGAACAATTGTAAAATTCGTTCTCGAATCCTCGAGTTGAATTATCTATGTCTACGTTTTTCAAAAAATCTGTGCCAACTGTTACCAATTTTTTACATCCATTAAAATTGTTAATAAAATCAGATAAACTTTGAGTAGATAAAAATCCTTCTTCGACAGTTGTAAGCTTTGAGCATCCAGAAAATAATAATTTTGCTTGTTTTAATTTGCTACATTTTCCAAACATTTTCCCAGAAACTTTCTCTATTGAAGAATTTGAAAAAGTTGAAGTAATCGTTGCTAAATTTTGTAAGTAGTCAAACATAGTTTCTGGATATTCACTGATATTTACTTTGTAAAATGTAAAAGCAAGTTCCGTTAAACTCGGAACTAATGAAAAAAAGTTTTCTGGAACAGATTGTAAATTAATGCATTCGTCAAATAAAAAAGCACCGATTTGTGAGTATGGGAAATTGGAAGTAGCCGGAAGCGGAGAAAGAACTCTTGTCAGTCCACCTGCGTAATGATTCGCTCCAACAATTCTTCCGAAAACCATATCTGTAATATTTCCTGTGATTGTAGCGGTATATGTCTTAGTTCCTGAGCTATGCGTCAAATATCCTGCTTGAGCATTTTTGTCATAAAGGTTTACATTTTTATGTTTATCGGCTAGATATTCGCTTGTCCCATCTCCCCAATCAATGTTTAGTCCTGTTCCTTTCACTCCAAACTCTATAGTTTCAAAATATTCAAACTTAAAAATCCCCTTTGATTTCTTCCTCCACAATAATGTATCTCCACCCCATATCTCACTTGTTTCCTTGCCTTTAACAGGAAACCCAGTGATTTCCTGCCTGTTCAAAAACGCCTTGTATATCATCCAATCAACCCTCCTCGAATGTGAAATACAGTGTATCTGTTCGGTCAGTTCCTGCGGCTACAAGAGCGTCATAATCGGCTTTTTTTATTCGTTTTACACATCTTAATTGTGCTTTCTTTAATTGCTCAGAAGTGCTACCAGAGCCACCAGAACCGTCTGTAAAATCATCAATTAATGCCGGAGAAAATTCAGAATCCGAACCGTCCGTAAACTCTGCATAGCTGATTGTCGGCATTTCAGAGCGTGTAAGATTAACTGTTCCAGATATCTCGGGAGTGTATTTCCCCAACTGCTGACTGTTGTTATTGAACGGTGCATTATTGGCAGAATAGGTGTCAATCATGTCTGTAGCGCCGATTTTAAGCGTTCTACTCATGATGTACGAATGAACGTACCATTGCAGTTCCGTAGGTTCCTGATCGTCGTGCTGAATCTGCTTTTTGTAGTAAAGTTCGACTGCCTGTCCAACCATGTTCAGTGGGTTTCCCTGAACCTCGGCGGTATATCCCTGCGCACGATAATATTTCCGCAAATCTTGATTTACGAATACACCATAGCAAATCTTCATAATTGGTTCAGCCCTTGAAATGCCGCCATATTCGTCTGCATCCCAAACGTAATTCAGCCAATCTTCATTCCCGACAAAGAAACTATTTCTGTTGTAATAAACATTGTTATCATATGCTTCCTGCGCTGTGTAGTCGCCTTGCGTAAAGCCGAAGGCTCTATTCGGGTCGGGGTCACAAAATATAACATTCGGGAACCAAATTCTACCCTCTTTTGCGGTAAAACTTTTGAATGTATCAAGATGCACTTCCTCATTGTTGTAGTATTTATAAATGTTCTGATTACCGGTGGTCTGCCCGTATCTGTAACTGTTCTGGCGAAGCTTCAAATACTCAAATTTCCCATCCCTATTCATCCATCCAAAGCGGTCATTCTGTAAACATAAATCTTTCAAAATATTGACTACATTCATCTCGTTTGAGTTGTTTGTATCAGGGACATAGGTGTCGTCCCAATGCAGTTTTGTACTGACTTGTTCAAGCCCCAAAAACTCAAATAATTTATCCCTAAATTGCTTTTGAGTCAGCTTTTTCTTCTTGTCAGTCGTCTGGTTTTTGTACCATCTGGCAATGTCAGTATTTCGTAATTTATACAGATAATCATATGCGATAAAATTACGTGTCAAGGAATTTGCTTTTCGTTCTGCACTGTCGATTTCACCTGTGAAAATTTTGATCCTTGTTCCTTTTCTCTCGATGTAAACTTCAATTTTTCCAGATGGATAAAACTCTTCCGAAGTGCCATTGAACTGATCGTGGTGAGCCTGAAACGTTATCTGGTTGCAGACGCAACCTCCGAAAATGAAATAGCTTTCAGAGCAAATAGACTCCTGCAAAGTAAGCGTATTCTGGTCAATATTTTCATTTGTAAGGTCAGCAAATTCGCCGTTAATCCAGTGCACTGTAACATTGATCGGTTCAGTTTTTTCTTCTTCAACTTCACCAGAACCGCCACCAGAACCACCACTTGAGCTATCGTCAAACGGGTTTTTTCCGTCGTTCGTGACTTTAATTTGAAAACTGTCGGAACCAACAAATTTGGAAGTTCCGTTGACTGTGGCATTATAAGAAACTGTGATGGTCTTAGAACCTGCGGTGGAACTATCGAAGCCAGAAATATCATAATCTGTAATTTCTTTCTCGGTTCCGTCCTGTCTTACTGCCGCTACAGTTAACCCGGTTGGGTCGAACGATTCCCCAATTCTATAATAAATCTTATTTGGGTAATGAGAAATACGGATTCCGACAGTATCAGGAACTACTTCAACGGTAAACATTGCAGTAAACGACTGATATGTAACTGTAATAGTCTTTTCTCCTGCTTCACTACTATCCAAATCAGACACAGTATATCCGTCTGTTAAAACTTCTTTTGAGCCATCTGTCCAGACTGTCGAAATTAGCATCCCAGAAGTGTCTAGTGTATCTCCTTTGGAATATTCTACTTTAGTTGGCAAAGCCGTGATTTCTATTTTGATGATCTCTATGACTACAATATCAAAGGTAGTGGATTGTGTTTCGTAAGCTACATTAACAGTCTTAACTCCAGCGGTTGACATATCTGGATTTGATAATGTATAGCTTGTTGTTTCTTCTACTCTTCCATCGTCATAAGTTGCGTTTACAATCAATCCAGAGCTATCAAATTTTTCCCCTTTTTTGTATTTCAGCTTATGCGGCAATGAACTAATCTCAATTTTGACAAGTTGAACTTCCACCCATTCAACTGTTGCGTTTGAGGCTGACCAAGGAGAACCAGATATGGAATCTTTTGTTTGGTTAATTTTAATCGTTATACCAGAATTACCATCGAAAGCACCACTAGCAATAGTTTTTACATTTTTTCCAATATATACTGTTTTTAATTTGGAGCAAGCTTGGAATAGTGCGTTTCCAAGTTCTTCTATTGACAAGTCATCTGAAATCGTAAACGTTTCAAAGCCGCATTTACTAAAACAATAATCTGGAATTTTTTTAATCTTATTAGATAATTCTATCGAATTTAGTGAGGTACATTCGCTAAAAGCATTTACACCAATTTCCGTAACACTATCCGGAATAACAACATTGTTCAGAAGACCGCAACTGGCAAAGCAGGAAACAGGAATACTTGATATACCTTTCCCTATTGATATAGATCTTAATTCTGAACATGTAGCAAATTGACCAGTGCCATTCCATTTTACAGTCCCGTTTAAAGCCAACGTTTCGATGTTCTTCCTGTTAAAAACATTACTATAAATAGTACCTCCGCGAATAACTAGATTTTTTGCAGAAATATTATATATAGTGCCCCCTTCGCCAGACGATGCAAATATTGCATCGTTGCCTCCTATTTCCAAGTTTTCAAGAGTGCCCCCTTGGAAACAATATGACATACTCTTGAGTGTCGATGGAAGAATCAAATTTTTCAACGAAGAACAACCACAGAATGTACTTCTCCCAATTTCTTCGAGTCCTTCGTGAAATGTCAATTCTGACAGATTCGGACAGTCGTTAAAGCAACCACTTGAAATTTTTACAAAAGATTCTGAAAAAGATAAAGATGTCCCTAGATATTTATTGAAGTTACCGACACCAATTTCGGATATATCATTTCCAAATACAAGATTTTCTAAGCTTGAAAATCTACTACCGAAATTACTCGGAATCTTAGTAATACCGTCGCTAAATACAATCTGCTTACATCTTGTGTATAATGAATTTGGGCAGGCTATACCTTCTGCATTGTCAGATAAGTTATTATTAAATTCGCCGGTTCCCGAAATACTCAATATATTTGTTTCGAGATCGAATATTGCAGTTACATCATCTTTAGTAGGCGTTCCGATTTTCACCGAAAAGGAATCTAAAACTTTTGTTGAAACGGTCGTTGACACTCCAAAATACTCAACCGTTATCAGTAACGAGCCCGGTTCTGTGACCACTACATTATTAACTGTATATCCACTTGTTACATACTCGAAGCCGTCCGAATATGAAACAGTTATGCTATATACGGATATATCTGTAGTTTCTCCAACAAAGTATGTGTCTGATGAATAGTTTCCGCCAGTTATACTCAATGGTTGCATAATTGTAATATCGAACGTAGTTGTTAATATTCCATAGGCTACCGTTATCGTATTTGTTTTTGGAGAACTGCTGTCAAACCCAGAATATGTACAATCCTTTGTAACGTCTATAGTGTTTCCATCACTTAACGTTGCAGTCACCACAATACCTGTAGAATCAAATTCTTTTCCTATGTGATAATTCACCTTGCTTGGCATAGTCGTTACTGATATGGCGGTAATAGAAGCTTCTGAGACGGAAATCTCAAATGTTGTGGTTTTGCCGGATGCGGTAACGGTTATGGTCTTTGTGCCTGCGGAACTGCTGTCAAATCCTGATAATTCATAATCGGTAGTGGATTCTGATGTTCCATCATTGTATGTCTTTGATACTTCAAGTCCTGTGCTGTCGAATAATTCACCCTGATAGTACGTGGTCTTATTTGGCATTTTTGACACAGTAATTCCAGTGACGTATTTGTCTTCAACAAATTTCTCATAGCTAACTATCTGCGACACACCTGCGTTTTTTACTAGAATCGAAATTGGCACTGTAGAAGTTACGGAAATAGTCAGATATGTTATGGTTTTGCCGTCAATGATTGATGACATGCCAGTGTACGAACTGCTTGTAGGTATCTGAATAACATTGATAAATAATGTCTGTCCTTCTATCAGAAATACTTCGTATTTCAGCGCATATGACGATGATGTGCTTGAATAATGTACGTATCCTTCAACTCTGATTTTGATGAATCTTTTTCCCGACGTAAGTGTTCCTTCCTGTCGGTAAATATAATAAACCGCGCCATCCCTACGCCAGATTTTGAGTTGTTCGGCGTTTTGCCCAAATCCGATGAAATTGTTTCCAGAAACATATATGGTACTGGCGGTCTTTCCTGCGTAGGTAAACCAATCAACGCCTGTGACGCTAACTACATCCTCGTCGTGTTTTGTGTTGTTGACAACAGCAGTCATCCCGGCCGTCGTATTCAATAAACTGTCAAAAGATACTGTATCTGCCATAATCATCCTCCCGTTATAAAATAAAAGAGCACATGAGCTGCGACACCCATGCGCTCTGGTTGTTAGTATTCGATCAGTGCAATTCGGATGCTTGAATAAAACACCATCCCTCTTTTTTTATCAATTTCATTGATTGTAAAGTCAATATCTGGAACATATACTTTTGCATTCGTATATGTATTTGTTTCGTCATTCCAGTAGGTGATATTTGCTTTACGCTCTTGCTTATTGATAATTGAGGAATTCATTACATTTTGAATTTTTATTTTTTCTTCTAGGGTTAAATCGTCAACTGTTTCAAATTCTATCTTTGTACGATAATGCGGGAGTGTGTCCCTGTGCAAATATCCTTTCATATCTGTCCACGGATCATTTTCAAGTCTTTGATTCGGTGTGCTTTTCCATGTTGCTCTTTTGATAAATTCATGTGGAAATTCTTGAGTCCCGAATTTTAATAACCATCCCTGAAAATTCCCTGAACTAAATTCGCTCATGTGCTCACCTACCCTTCAAAGATTCCGAAGCCTGTCCGGTTCCTGTATTGTCCGTTCTGATCGCGAAGCCAGCGGATAAATTCATTTCCGTCAATATTTAATACGATATACTGAGGCGAACCACTACCGCCATTTCCAGATTCTTTCAAAGCTTCCATCATTGCCTGTTTCATCGTCGACAGTGGAGATACAACCTCTGTCTCACGCTTGTTATCACCGAGGATTGCTGCAAACTCTCCGGCGTTACGTGGCACGACTGTACCTTTTGCCAGGTACGGAATCTGTGGTGCTGTCATGGTCGGAATTGTAAATCCCCAGGTACTTCCTCCAATCTTAGGTACCCAGTTCGGAACCTTTATCTTCAAATGGTTTAAAACTCCAATAGCTGTATTGACACCTGAGATAATTCCACGAATCATTCCATTAATTAGTGCAATAACCCCATTGATAGGCACTTTTGCAATTCCTACCAGTGCTTCGAACACGCCTTTGAAGATATTCTTTACACCTTCCCACGCACGTTTCCAGTCACCTGTAAATACGCCAACAATAAAATCAATAACTCCTCCAAGAGCTTTTAAGATTCCGGCAACTACTTCCGCTACCGAAGCAAACAATTCCAGAAATACATTGCCAACAATGCTAAGAGCGCTTGCTATTTGTGGAGCCACATTGCCAATAATGAACTTAACCAATGGTACTAATACGTTTTCCCATAGAACTTTCAGTGCATCTACGATTTTTCCGATAAGTTCGATTGCATTATGTATAACATCGCCTACCGGCCCTGCCATGATCTCACTAATCTTAGCTGCTAATTGGTCTAATACAGGCACTATATAGCTGTTGTAGGCATTTAAAAATACTGTGAGTATTTCAGATAGCCCGTTAGCAAGAGAATCGAAGAAAGGCTTGATATGAGCATCATACATGGCAATAAGTTCATCCATAGCAATCTGCCACGCATCCGCGATAGCTGTAATCACTGTTTCTATTGGCTGTAATGTATTCTCAATAGTCTGTTTAATCAGTTCGGCATTTTCCTGTAATGGAACCAGGAGCAGATTGATGGAATCTCTGAGCATCTGCCCGGATAACGTCATTGCCGTCATAATAGTATCTGATATGACTTGTATCACACTTCCTATGATGTTCTGTGTGGTCTGTCCACCAAACACAGAGAATATATCTGCGAAAACTACTGATAAATCACCTATTTCATCTGCGATTTCTCCAGCAACATCAAACATCCTGATGATAAATTTCTTGATTCGGTCAACATTCTTTGACAGATAAGATTCTATTCCCCCAACAAGTGCAGTTGCCAGAGTAAGTCCAACCTTTGCTATTGATCCGGCTATCTTTCCAAGATTCTTAACTACTTTTTTTGCAAATTCTGAAGCAGCTTTCTTGACATCAGGATCCGTAAAAATATCTGTCAGATACTTCTTGATATTCCCAAGGTCGCTGATTAGCTCATTCAGCATCGGCTTGTAGTCTCCAAGTCCCTCAAAGAACCCGCCCTTGAAGATGTCTCCAAGTTCTTTTAGCTTTTTCGCCAGTTTTCCTACTGCGCTGGTTGCCTTGTCTGCTTCGTCTGACACATCAGCAAGCTTTCCGTAGTCCACGTTGCCAATATCCCCGATGCCTATATCTGATATAGCCGGAGTCTTTGTTGAGTCGGACGTGTCTGAGCTATCCTTACCTATGACATTCAACTCGTCAAACGATGCAATGTTCTTCTTCAGTGCCTTATTCTGCTTTTTCAGTGCTCCTGTGCTGTCCTTCGTGGAATCTGTTACATTCTGCGTGGCATCAGCCAGACTATCAGCTCCATCCGCAGCACTGCCATAAGCATCTTCTGTGGCTGACAGATCAGTTCCGGTAAGTCCCGCTCCACTGGCTCCCGTCTGCCCGGATGATTTGTTTCCGGTTATCAGTTCCGTAAAGGACTTAAAAGCATTTGCTACTGTTGCTAGTTTTTCCAGCAATGTGTTAATCACCTTGATAACCGGCGTAAAGATATTAATCAATCCCTGTCCGATCGTTGCTTTAAGAGACTGAATTTGCAACTGCATTACCCTAACCTGGTTCGCCCAGGAGCCGGATGTTCGTGCAAAATCTCCAGAAGCTGCTGAAAGCTGTTCTGTTACGAATTTAAGACGTAATGCAACCTTTTCCTGTTCGGTCATTTTAGATGTGGTCTTGTCATATCCATTTGCCAGTGCATACTGGTCAAGGGCTGTCTGTGTCATTACAACGCCAAGGTCTTTTAAGGTCTCTGTTTCGCCCGTAAACACTGATTTCAGCTTAGTATAAGCCAAGTCCTGACTGATGTTATAGAATGATGCCACATCACCAGTTAGCTGTGTTAGAGCTGTTGACATATCGTAAGCTTGTGCTTCTGAGAATCCGAACGACTTTGACATTGCTCCGAATGTACCGACATACTGCTTCGCCATTGTTTCAGATAATCCGGCTGAGGTCATGGCGTTCTTCGCAAATTCATTAACCTTATCAGACATGGTGGTAAATGTAACATCAACCACATTCTGAACTTCTGCGAGGTCGGAACCGAGTTCCACGCACTCTTTCCCAAACTGTACCAACTTGCCAACCGCAAAAGCCCCGCCAATCAGCAGACCGATTTTTCTTACAGCACTTCCAAGGCCGTTAAATGACTTTTTTATTGCAGACACGCCGTTCTGTACGCCAGACGTGTCCATTCTGGTATCAATAATGACTGAGCCATCAGCAGCCATGTGTCCACCTCCTAACTATTTGAGGTTAAGCATCTCGTTAAGCTTATCTTTATAAGCCTGTTCCTCTTCAGAGAGACGCGTTTTTATATCAATAAGATTCTTGTTATCATGGTAGAATTTCTTTTCCCATTTATCTAATCTTTCGCCAAATGCTTTTTTTGATCGAATCCCGATAACTGTATTAAGCAAGCATTCTCCTGCTTCCATGAAATATGAAAAAAATGTCCACCAATGTATATAAGGTACCGCTCTAACTTCGCTATGAATTACCTTGTTTACCGCCGGAATAATCATTTCCCCGTCCTGTTCCCAGTCCATCAAGCGTGGCTTCGACTTTCCCGAATCGTCGTCCGTCTGTCCGCAGTCAATAAATTCACAAGCCTTCTTACAAGCCTCTTCTACGTTCTCTGGTGGAATGCTTTCCCAGTCTTCATAGAGGATCTTCAGCATTACTATTTTTTTTCCGTAGTTGTCAAGATTCGGGTCGTTCTGTGCAATCAGAATATCTATGATTGCTCGAAAATCCGTTCTGATAGAAAAATCCACCCCACTGATATTTAGTGAGGTGGG